CGTTGCCTCCGGATGTGCGGAGCATGTCGGCCATTTGGGTCAGATCCTCGCGCAGTTCAACGCTGCCCTTAAATTCCAGACTCATCTTCGGCCTCCATTTCCAACACCCACGTCCACGCAACAAGCGTCTGGCGAGTGTCATTGTTGTAGGAGTCGGTTTCGTCCTCCATGGCGAAGCCTGCCTGCCGCATGGCAGCGCGTACCCGCCGAATGGTTGCGGTCGGGTCAGTGAGCGTCCACAGATTGAGGTAGACGTAAACTCGATACTTCCGGACGGTATCATCCCAGTGCTCGCCTTCCGTAGTCATGGTCGTATAGACCAGATACTCAGTCGGCGGCGTCTGATGCTCCGTGGTTGCTTTCCATGCGCCTGCGAAGGTAGGAATGCCCGTGGGCCGGAGTGCGTCCTGTACCTGTTTCACGGTCAGTTCACTCCCTTCACAGCCTCGGTGGTCAGCTTCATGTACCGGCGTTTGAAGTCATACTCGCCAATCTTGGTGATGATCTGCTTCTCGCCGTTCCACATCACCCACATACCGGCGCGGATATTACCGCGCCAGCGAATGATAAAGCACAGGCCGCGTTCAGCGTTTTCGGCATCGGCAGAGAAGAAGAATCGAGAGGAATCATCCTCGCAGCCAGCCCATACCCGGCAGATTACCTGATCCGTCGCCTCGGGATAGCCGTTCTCGTTGACGGTATTGACCGTCTGGCCAATCTCCACCATGTGGCGAAGCTGGCCCGGATGTGGGATGTGCAATGGAATCACCTCTCAAAACATATCTTCAATCGTGCGGTGGGGATACAGAAGCGCATGAAAGGCCATCTGCATCGTTACGAAGGCCGCTTTGTCCGAGTTGTCGCGGTTTTCGTAGAAATGCGAAGCCATGAGCAGAACGGCAAGCCGCACAGGCTCCGGTGCTTCTGCATCGTAAGCTGTGCGGCAGTAATCATTGGCGGCGGCCTGTGCCTGCAAGAGCAGGGATTCCATGAGGGAATCTTCCTCGGAATCCTGCACTCGCAGATGGGCCTTGAGTTCATCGACAGAGACGATCATTCTACCACCGCCTCAGACGCCAGAAGGCCAGCTGCCCGAAGTACCCCAAGGAGGGCATTGTAGTCCTCTCTCAGCTGCGCGACGGACTTCGCGTCGCTGTCGGGCAGCGCGGAAGCCTTCGGCATCATAACCGCTGCGGGCAGCCCGACAACCTCTGCGCCGGGAAGGAAGGTAAGCCTTCCTCCAATCACGGTTTCCTTTCCGCCGTGGGCGGTGTAGTTTCTTGGTTGGTACTTGTTCACATGGATACCTCCCCAAAGAAAGAAGGCGACGCATTAGGTCGCCGCCTTCATCTGCAGACACTTCACGGCCTCGGGCAGGATCAGCTTACCGTCCACACGCTCGGAGGACAGGAAACCAACCTGACCGGTGGGCGCATAAAGCTCATTGAGGCGCTTGAAGGAGCGGCCCTGACGATCAGCCACCCAGTAGTAGCCGAGGTCGCCGAACAGGATGCCCTTGGCACCCGCTTCCAGCGCAGGCATATAGCTGGAGGTGTAGATGGGACGGCCCAGCAGCTTATCCGGCTCGCCAACCTGCACGGAGGGCTGCCAGATGTAGTCGCCGTTCTGCGTCTTGAGCTTGCGCAGGGCCTTGACGCTGGAATCGTTCATGATGAACACAGCGTTGCGGCGGTACGGAGCACGCAGGGAGTAGAACAGATCCATGACCTCGTCCATGGTGATAGCGTTGGCGGCAGCGGCAGTAACGCCGACCTCGGCACCGCCCGCAGCGAGGATACCAGTGGGCTTGCCGACGCCATTGCCAGTGAAGAAGGCTTCTTCCTCGGCAGCACCGATGCGGCGAGCGAATTCCTTGGCGATGTAGGCAGGCACGTCGAAAACGGAGTCGTTGAGCAGTTCCTCAGACACCTTAATCATGGTCGCCAGCTTGTACGCGCCAATGGAAACCATGCCGAAGGCGTCATCGGACTCAGGATACTGCGCTTCCTCGTCGATCCAAGCGGCAGTACCCTTGGAGGCGACAATCGGAATCTTACGCTCGCCGGAGCCGGTGGAGATCACATGGGCCAGCTTGCGGAAGATGTTCTGCTCCTGCAGGGCTTCAATCAGGGTGCGCTGGTATTCATCCGGAGCCAGATAGCCGCCTTCGGAATCAGTACCAACCTGCAGAGCATTGAAAACCTCATGAGAGATGGACTTGGAGCGGACATTGCGCCAGAAGGCGTCCTTGTACTCGTCAGTGGCAGTGCCGGTCTTGGCCTTTGCGCCAGCCGTACCGGGCTTGTCGGTAATGGGCTTGGAAGTGGCCTTGCCCATTTCGTTGTCGATGGCGGCCTGACGCTCCAGACGCTCGATCTCCTTGCCGAGATTGATAACGTCGGCCTCCATGCGGTCATAGGTGGCAGCGTCCTCGGCGGACATCATGCCATCGTTACCGCGCTTGGAATCGAGGAAGTTCTTGGCGGCGTCCCACGCCTTGGCGCGCTTTTCGCGGAGTTCCAGAATAGCAGTCATATAGAAATCCTCCTTAATACTTCAAAAGCGCCAGCCTCTTTTCGAGGTCTGACGCTCGGACTTTGGGTTCGGGTTTGGGCAGTTTGGCCTTGACCTTATCCATCAGGCAGTTGGTCACGGCCCTGCGGGAGAATACGAAGCTGTCCTCCGGAGAATCCGGCTGTTCGGCTTCAGGCTGGTACATGATCTCATCGCAGAAACCAAGCTCCAGCGCCTTTTTTGCGTTCATCCACGTTTCCGCATCCATGAGGTGCGAGAGCTTTGTGCGGCTCATGCTGGTTTTGATCTCGTAAGCGTTGATGATGCTTTCCTTGACCTCGTCCAGCAACTGAATTGCCTTGCGCATTTCCTCGCTGTCGCCCATAGCAACGGTAAGTGGATTATGGATCATCATGAGAGAAACCGGGGACATCTTGACCGTAGTGCCAGCCATGGCGATGACGGAAGCGGCGGAGGCTGCAACGCCGTCGATGACCACGGTAACGTCTGCCGGGTAGTCCATGAGCATGTTGTAAATCTGCGCGGCAGCCACACAGTCGCCGCCCGGAGAATTGATCCAGACGGTGATGGGGCCGTTACCTGAATGCAGTTCACTCTTGAAAGCGGCGGGCGTTACGTCATCGCCGAACCAAGATTCCTCTGCAATCGCGCCGTCCAGACGCAGAATGCGTTCCTGAGTGGTTTCGTCGCGCACCCAGTTCCAGAATTTCTTCACTTAGGGGCCTCCCTTCGGTTGGTTGTTTCAGTAGGTTTTCTTTCACCAGCAAATAGACCGGCATCTTCCAGCTTGGTCATGTTGCCGTTGATCAGGTACAGATTGCCGCCCTGCTCGTCGGGGATCATGTCGAGGGATTCCAGCTCGCGGATGTCATTGGCGGACATCCATCCATTTTGGCGAGCCACGGCATAACCGTTCATGCGGGACTGGTAATCGCCGCGCAGCAAGCCCTCTACATTGAATCGGGCAAAGTACCGCGTCCTTTCGGACAGCAAGAGAAGCGAGCGCTGAATGGCCTGTTCCCAGCGGCTGATCCACGGAGCCAGCGTATACTTCACGAATTCCAGCGACTGCTGCTCAATGTTGGAGAAGGACGATTTTTCGAGATCACCAATCATGTGCGGCGGCACGCGGAAGATTCGCGCAATCTCGTCAATCTGGAACTTGCGCGTTTCCAGAAACTGCGCCTGCTCCGGACTGATGGTGATGGGCTTGTAGGTCATGCCTTCCTCAAGGACGGCGATGCGGTGCGCATTTTTGCTGCCCTGATAGATGGCGTTCCAGCTTTCACGGACACGCTTCGGGTCTTTCAGCACATTCGGATGCTCCAAGACACCGCCCGGCTGTGCGCCGTTCTGATAGAAGGACGCGCCGTATTCATCACAGGCCAGACCCATGCCGATGGCCTGCTTTGCCATGGCAATCGGGCTGTAACCAACAAGGCCGTCAAACCCAAGGCCGGGGATATGAAAAACGTCCTCTGGTGACAGAATCACCGAGGACTTCTTCCCGAGGGTATTGGCGTCCGATTCGGAGCGTGCGTATTCGTAGTAGATACGGCCTCGGGCGTCACGATCCACCGTCATGCGGTCAGGCATGAGCGGATAGAGCGCGATAACCTCGCCGCGTCCGTTGCGGATGATTTGCGCGTAGGCATTGCCCCAAAGCAGCAGGTGCGTCATGAGCGTTTCCCTGAAAGAAAAAGAGGACATTTCCGGGTTCGGCTCGTCGTGGAGCAGCCAGTACAGCGGATGGTTGACAGCCTTTTCCTTGCCGCCAGCGTCGTTGTACTGGTAGAAATGCAGCGGCAGGGATGCAATGGACTCCGCCAGAATGCGGACGCAGGCGTATACCGCCGACATCTGCATGGCTGAGCGTTCATTTACGGACTGCCCGGCAGCCGACCTGCCAAACATGAAGGAGTACCCGCTGCCGTTCAATGCGTCCTGAGGCTTGTCCCGCGCTTTGAACAGCTTCCCGAATACACTCATATAAAGAACAGCCCCCTTTCGTCATAAACAGAAGCGCCGTCGCCCTCATGCCGGATCGCACGATCCAGAGCCATGATGGTGGCAACCGCGCCGTCGATTTTCTCTGTGGATTTTTCCTTGTCGGCCTTGATATTGCCAGCCGGGTCGGAGCGAATGGTCACGTTGTCGATCATCCAGCGTAGAACCGGATGTCCGCCGTGGGCGATGCGCCCCTCCAGCACGAGCTTCATAAGCTCCTTGGTCGGCGGACTCATATCTTTATAGCCCTGGCCGAACGGCACAACCGTAAAGCCGAGGCCCTCCAGATTCTGCGTCATCTGTACCGCACCCCAGCGGTCAAAGGCAATCTCGCGGATGTTGTACCGCATACCGAGTTCCTCGATGAATTCCTCGATATAGCCGTAGTGGATGACATTGCCCTCGGTGGTAAACACAAGGCCTTGCCGCGCCCATATGTCATAAGGCACATGATCGCGTTTGACACGCAGGTCAATGGTTTCCTCGGGAAGCCAGAAGAACGGCAGAATTTCATACTTGCCGTCATCGTCTCCCGGCGTCGGCGGGAACACCAGCACAAAGGCCGTGATGTCGGTGGTGCTGGAAAGATCGAGGCCGCCGTAACAAAGGCGTCCGCGCAGGCGTTCCTGATCCACCGGAAAAGAACAGGCGTCCCACTTATCCATGGGCATCCAGCGGGTAGTGCTGTTTGTCCATTGGCACAGGTGGAATTGCCGGAACTGCATTTCCTCGGCGGGATTCTGCTTGGCGGATTCACAGGCTGCAGCATAGTAGTCGATCTCAACTGTCTTACCCAGCGATGGATTGACGGAAAGCCAGACTTTCGGGTCTGTCCAGTCCGCCTCGGTCGGCGCAGAGAAAACGACCGGATAGAACGTCGGGTCATGCTTGCGGCCCTCCAGAATATCCATGGCCTTCGAGTGTACCTCGTAGCAGATGGAATTCTTGTCGGAGCCAGCGGTGGTGATGACAAAGTTGAGCGGCTGCTTTCTGGCCGCGCCGGAGCCTTTGGTCATAACGTCAAAGAGCTTGCGGTTCGGCTGGCCCAGCAGCTCGTCGAATACGCAGCCGTGGACGTTGTAACCATACTTGGATGCAACCTCCGAAGACAGGGCCTGATAGATGGATCGGGTCGGTGTATAGACGAGGCGCTTCTGCGACTCCACAATCTTCATGCGCTTGAGCAGGGCCGGACATTGCAGCACCATGTCCTTCGCAACATCGAATACGATGGACGCCTGTCCACGGTCATTGGCGCAGCCATAGATTTCCGCGCCTTCCTCGCCGTCGCCAGCGAGCAGATACAGCGCGATAGCTGCGGCAAGCTCGGACTTACCGGCCTTTTTACAGATTTCAACAAACGCAGTGGTGAACTGCCGGTATCCGTTGGGCTTGATGATGCCGAACAGGTCGCGGACGATCTGCTCCTGCCAATCAAAAAGCAGGAACGGCTGCCCAGCCCACACGCCCTTGGTATGCTTGAGCGATTGAATGAAGTTAACGGCATGGTCAGCGCGTTCCTTATCGTAATGGGAGGTCGGCAGCATAAAGCGCGTAGGCTTATACTTACTTCTTGCCATGGCGGCGGCCTCCCCTCGGATAATTCAAACGAGCATATTCTCCAAAGACAAGCCGGGCGACGGCATCGCGGGTGCGAGCTGCCTGCTTGGGATCTGAGAATGTGCCGAGATGATGCTTCCTGCCGTGCAGATGGATGTATGCCTCATAAAAGGGAGCATCCTTTACAGGGCTTACACCGATGAAGCCGCTGGTATTGGTTGAGCGGCGTTTCTGGTTGAAAGCATTCTGCTGGTGCGTACAGATGCGCAGATTGCTGCGGCGATTATCCATCTTGTCGCCGTTGATATGA